ATGCTGGAACAAATGGGCATTGCCGCGAAGCAAGCCTCGTATAAATTAGCGCAACTCTCCAGCCGCGAAAAAAATCGCGTGCTGGAAAAAATCGCCGATGAACTGGAAGCACAAAGCGAAATCATCCTCAACGCTAACGCCCAGGATGTTGCTGACGCGCGTGCCAATAGCCTTGGCGAAGCGATGCTTGACCGTCTGGCACTGACGCCCGCACGGCTGAAAGGCATTGCCGATGATGTGCGCCAGGTGTGTAACCTCGCCGATCCGGTGGGGCAGGTAATCGATGGCAGCGTACTGGACAGCGGCCTGCGTCTTGAGCGTCGTCGCGTACCGCTGGGGGTTATTGGCGTGATTTATGAAGCGCGCCCGAACGTGACGGTTGATGTCGCTTCGCTGTGCCTGAAAACCGGTAATGCGGTGATCCTGCGCGGTGGCAAAGAAACGTGTCGCACTAACGCTGCAACGGTGGCGGTGATTCAGGACGCCCTGAAATCCTGCGGCTTACCGGCGGGTGCCGTGCAGGCGATTGATAATCCTGACCGTGCGCTGGTCAGTGAAATGCTGCGTATGGATAAATACATCGACATGCTGATCCCGCGTGGTGGCGCTGGTTTGCATAAACTGTGCCGTGAACAGTCGACAATCCCGGTGATCACAGGTGGTATAGGCGTATGCCATATTTACGTTGATGAAAGTGTAGAGATCGCTGAAGCATTAAAAGTGATCGTCAACGCGAAAACTCAGCGTCCGAGCACATGTAATACGGTTGAAACGTTGCTGGTGAATAAAAACATCGCCGATAGCTTCCTGCCCGCATTAAGCAAACAAATGGCGGAAAGCGGCGTGACATTACACGCAGATGCAGCTGCACTGGCGCAGTTGCAGGCAGGCCCTGCGAAGGTGGTTGCTGTTAAAGCCGAAGAGTATGACGATGAGTTTCTGTCATTAGATTTGAACGTCAAAATCGTCAGCGATCTTGACGATGCCATCGCCCATATTCGTGAACACGGCACACAACACTCCGATGCGATCCTGACCCGCGATATGCGCAACGCCCAGCGTTTTGTTAACGAAGTGGATTCGTCCGCTGTTTACGTTAACGCCTCTACGCGTTTTACCGACGGCGGCCAGTTTGGTCTGGGTGCGGAAGTGGCGGTAAGCACACAAAAACTCCACGCGCGTGGCCCAATGGGGCTGGAAGCACTGACCACTTACAAGTGGATCGGCATTGGTGATTACACCATTCGTGCGTAAATAAAACCGGGTGATGCAAAAGTAGCCATTTGATTCACAAGGCCATTGACGCATCGCCCGGTTAGTTTTAACCTTGTCCACCGTGATTCACGTTCGTGAACATGTCCTTTCAGGGCCGATATAGCTCAGTTGGTAGAGCAGCGCATTCGTAATGCGAAGGTCGTAGGTTCGACTCCTATTATCGGCACCATTTAAATCAATAAGTTACACATCATTAGTACCTTCCTTATTTTTTGACTGGGACGAATTTGGGACCGATGGGTTCAGGATCGAGTCTATTTGCCGTGCGTGTTCGGTAAGGTGATTAGGTGCAAGGTGAGCATATCGACGAACCATTTCGATAGACTCCCAGCCTCCCATTTCCTGTAACACTGACAACGGGACTCCGGCTTGAACCAGCCAACTTGCCCAGGTGTGTCTCAAGTCGTGAAATCTGAAATCATCAATACCAGCCCGTCTCAGCGCCGCTTTCCAGGCTGTGTTTGCGTCATACCGCATCTTCCTTACTGTTGGCGCTTTCGTTCCGTCTGGTTTGGTACAGCTTTCCTTGTACACAAATACCCAACGGTGATGATTCCCGATTTGTTTTTTCAAAACGCGACATGCAGTATCATTCAGCGCAACGCCAATTGCGCGGTTTGATTTACTCTCTTCCGGGTTTATCCATGCCACCCGGCGCTGCATGTCTATTTGTTGCCATTTAAGGTTGATGATGTTCGAGCGTCTTAAGCCTGTTGCCAGTGCAAATTCAACAACAGACTTTAATGGCTCCGGACATTCATCAATCAGCCTTTGTGCTTCATGGGGCTCCAGCCAGCGGATCCGTTTATTCTTTGGTTGAGGCACTTTAATAATTGGTGCCTTATCCAGCATTTTCCATTCACGCTCTGCGGCTCTTAGTAGGGCCTTTATAAATGAAAGATGCGTAGCCTTCGTTGCAACGGACGCTGGTTTTGGCGTGTATTCTGGAACAGGTTTCCCTTTTTTTCTGCATGCTTCTGCCCTGAGTCTCCAGTTTTCCTCATGACGCCGGTTCGTCATTTTCTGCATTGCTGAATAAATTTTTGATTCAGTAATGTCTCTTAGTTGCATTCCTGCGAAATGTTGAAGCCAGAATCCGATCCGGCTTTTGTCATCGTCCAGTGATTTTTTATGTGCTTTCTCTTCAAGCCACCTGACACACGCTTCCTCGAACGTTATATCAGGTATTTCACCAAGTTTGCTGACCCGCCATGCTTCAGCCTTTAGCTTGTCATGGAGTTCTGTCGCCTGCCTTTTGTCCTTTGTTCCAAGAGACTGTTTAAATCTTTTACCGTTCGGCAATGTGAAACTGGCGTACCATATTTCACCTCTGCGGAAGAGTGACATTTTCTTTCCTCTGTTATGCCATCACCCGCGCTCACCTGGACAGTATGCAGCGGAGACTGAAGAGCCGCAATGCAGGCTTGTCGTGTTGTGAGGTAAGGAGATTTATTCTTAGTGGGATCTTTGCGTGTTGCCTGAAGACGCCCTGTGCGTATCCAGTTAATGGCAGTCGGTCTGGATATCTTGAGAAAATGACAGGCCTCATCGAGTGTGAGGCTGTATGGCTCCATTATTTCACCTCTTGCTGTGACATTGTTGAAAAATGGATACCAGCTCGTTGCTGCCAGACGATCCAACCGAGAGTCATATCCCATGCCATGTATTCGTTATCGCCGTTTTTTGCTCTCCGACGATCTACTAAGTCACCGAAACGCTTTTCCATGAATAATTCATAAGCTTCGCGTTCATCTGGTTCTACTTCCAGAGATAGGAGTGCGATTTCATAAGCACGGCGCTCAATATCGTCTCGCACGTCAAGGCTGCTGATACGCTCTTTAATTTCTTTAATCAGTTCTTTGTCGGTAAAAGTGGTCATTATGCTCCAGCCTCCGGTGCTTTTGGCATTACTGCCCAGTGAGTGATATTGACGTTTTCAAGGTCCCCGACCTGAAATGTCCACTGCCATTCTCCGGTTTCTTTTTGTCCCCAGGTGTACCAGAGAGAACGCCAGCCAATTAGCCAGCCTTCTCCGTTAGCATCGAATAACAAAACACTTTCATTTGCTGGTGGCAGTTCAGTTGACACTGGTATTACTTTGTTTTCCTGTGCTGCACATTTAGCTTCAAGCGCATCGAATTTACGCACCAGGTATTCAGCATCTGTTTCATTTACTTTCAGATCTCGCGGTACACATCTCCCACGAAGAAACCCTTCCATTTCGAAAACATTCATGCGCATTTGCGTAACTCCGATAACTCGTTAAAGCGTTCCATAAACATCCCGTAGGCATGGCCCGGTGCCAGTGGAATCACGTTGAACATCTCTGTTGCCGGGATACCTTCCAGTACAGGCCAGAAAGAGCCATCATCAAGCCCGAGATCGCGGCGTTCGGTTGCCAGCATGATGAGATCGGCATATTTCACGGGCGTACTCATAACTGGGGGTAACCCGTATTTCTCACGGATTACGGCGTCTATTTTTTCTTCCATTTGTTTATAGTCAGGAAGAAGGCGTTTCAGTGGTGCGGGAATGTCCTGGCAATACGCTTCTGTTGCATCATGCATTAACGCTTCAAAAGCAAATTCCTGCGGCACCAGCTGGCTGCAAAGAACCGCATGTTGGGCGACGCTGTAGAAGTGCGAAAGATGACCGGCAAAGCGACAGATATTTGAAAGGGAAACCGCGATATCGTTAATATCGATGTCGTCTTTATTTATCCTGTCATAATAAAAATGCTTCCCGGAAAAAGTTTTAATAAATGACATTTTGTTCTCCACGTATATGCGCTGCACCGCGCTGAATTTTGGTTAAAGAAAACCCTCGCCATCAGGCGATTATTGAGTTAATTACGTTTCCATAAATGCCCCCGCAGGGGCATTTGCAGTAATGAAATCAGGCGGTGAAAGTACCAATAAAGGTTTCTACTTTGCTGTCTTTGAATTTTTCAACAAGCAGATCACGAAATTCGTTAGCCATTTCTTCCTGCACTGCTTCCAGCTGAATAATGCGCAGAACCAGTACAGGGCGATCACCAGTGATAATGCTGAGGCGTAATTTAAACGGACGTTCTTTCAGGCCTTCAAACGGAACGCATTTAAACTCAAATGCTACTGGCATAATGTCTTTGGTTTTCGCTTCGACAGACTCCATCAGAGAGCGTTTGCCGCTGAAGTCATTGTCTTCAAAATCAGCGGTCTGGTTTGCTTCAATCGTGATTTTACGGACCGCCGCAGCCGCTTTTGTTGCCTGAATGGCGTCACCATTAGCATCAAAGCCCACAAGGTAGTCGGCCCAGTCTTCAATCCATTCTGCCAGTGACTTCTGGGAGTTACGCTCGCCGTTAACAGACAACAGGGCAGAGAACGGTGCTGTCTTTTTCAGTTTGAGAGTGGCGGTGTTATCTGCGTGACCTGGTTCATCAATAGTACCTAGGTTAAGCACACTGACGGCTCGCATATTATCAGCATCGATAAAGCAGCGGGTGCCTTCATCTGCAAGATCTTTAGAATAACGGGTAAAGTCATCGATGCTGGCAGTGGAAAGCGCACCACGGAAACGGAAGCGATTTAAATTAAATTTTTCCAGATCATGAATGCGGAAATTCTCAGGCAATGCCACAGCATCGGCACCAATCTTACTGATAATTTCATTAACACCCTGAGCAGAAATAAGGGCATGGATTTGATTAATTGCGGTTGCGTCTAAGTTCTGAGACATAATAAGTCCTCACTATATAAAGATATTCAGTGATGAGATAAATAATCAGTTTATTAAAAACGATATTAACGACCTGCTGCGCGGAGTTTTCCGTCAGGTTCACCGGCAAGAGTCAGTAATTGTCCCTGGTCTTCCTGCAGAATAGTCAGGCGACCACCGCGATTGACATACATCGGCGTTTCGGTGGTGTCTTCTTCGGAAATTTTCCCGCGGTTAGTCGGGCGAACATATGAGAGTTTGTGTTTGATTTTTACACGGTTCTCATCAAACGGTTCGATTTCCAGGTTGAGCGAGACCTTACCTTTGGTTTTCGTGTTCATCACACCGGAAGCGACTTCACTGAGAACTGCGCCGATTTTGGTTTCAAATACGCCGCCGTCCAGCTCCCCGATAAATGCCTGCACATCAGTACTGCGTTCGCTAGCCATTTTGCTGCTCCCCATCATATCGACCCTGCAAGGTCGGTTGGTTTCTCCACAAAACAGAGAAGAACACCTGCGGTGGCAGCCGCCCGGATGGATTGGGTTATGAGCCCGTCGTCCGGTGATGCTCTTCTCTGTTTTGTAAAAAGGACGGTACCAGCCGGAAGCAAGGGTACAAGCTGATACCGCCAGGACTACACACAGCATAAAGTTGTGGTGCCGGGTGCCTCCCGGTGCCTGGCGAAGGTTGCACACCAGGCGGGTGGGTATCCACAGAAGGTCGACTGTCAGCCTCAACCTTAACCCGCGTGCGCTGAGCCGCATTCACCACAACGCTAAGGATTCTCTCTGGTTGAAAATACTTAGCTGTTATGTGCCTGCTTTTAGCCACATCAGGCGAGGTGGACCTAGTTATTCCCCAACAACAAGGATTTGGTTAATCTGGATATCCCCAACAACTAGCTGAGTATTCAACGTGATAGCTGAACTGTCTGCGGCTATGGCCGCTATAAAGGAGACTGCCGGTCTTGCTAAGGTTATTAATGACGCGAAAACGGATGCAGAAGTTAAAGCTGCAACCATTGAACTCCAGAACAAACTAATCACGCTTCAGGCAGAATGCTTCTCTCTTGGCGATGCGATCCGCCTTCGTGATGAAGAGGTGATGCATCTCAAAGCAAAAATTGCAGAGTTTGAAGATTTTTGTGCCAAGGTAGAAGGATATGTCCTTGATCAGCTTGACTCTGGTGCTTTTGTTTACTCTAAAAATGAAATTGTGAGTGGAAAAGAAATAACTGTGCATCTGTGCCCACTTTGTTATTCCAAAAATATAAAATCGATACTTCATCCGCTTCCAGTAGGTAAAACTTCTCATTTTCTTACAAGCCGTTGCCTTCACTGTGAAAATAAATTTCTTATGGAAAAAAATCCGATGTACGAACGACCAAGATCATTACGTGAGTTGGGGCGAGATCTGAATTCGCCTTGGATTCCTTAAATCTTGCATTGGTTGGATGATACCCAGATTGTTAAAGAGCTAAGCGTCCTGTAGGGCGCTTTTTTGTTGCTAACGAATCATCCTGGACTTCATATGCCCCAGGCGGCTACTTCGTGGGCGTCCTGCCTGTTCGTTTTTGACATTTACTGACTGCTTACGACACATGCACCGTGTTGCAACCAGATTTTGTTGTAATCCTGTAGTTGGTCTGGAACAAAAGATAAAATTAAATTGCGAGATATGCAAGTGATATTTGCGAGACATGCAAATTTATAGGTAATAAAAAGCCACCTTTCGGTGGCCGATGGATGGGATATTGAGGTTAATTATGTCTCTTAAGGGTTTGCGACTGACTGATTAAGACCTTTCCAAAGACCATGAATCGGTGTTCGTTTTCGCTAGTAATTCCCCATTCACGGTAAATCTGGTTATCAGAAATCACCAGCAGTTTGTCAGGAATCATTTGAAGTCTTTTAACATATATTTTGTCATCAAAACCAAAGACATATATACCATCACCATCAAACTGATTGATGCTGACATCAACGAAGATGAGATCTCCTGGCTCAATGGTTGGACACATACTGTCCCCACGAACGTTGATAACTTTGATGTGATTGGCTGGTCGTCCGCCGAACATTGATACAGCATTATCAGTTCTGTATTCGATGGCATGAATCACATCAATGACATCACCGCCCTGGATAAGGCCATTTCCCGCACTGGCACTGATATCCAGCATTTCAATACGGAACACATCCTTCACCTGCGCAACATCCTCATTATTACTGTTTTTATATACAGTATTACTTTTGTGGGCAGAGGTAAAGAGATCAGCAATATCAACACCTAAGCTCTTGGCAATATTACTCAGTGTTTGTTCGGTAAATTGTTTTTGCTTACCCGTTTCTAAGCGCGAGATGTTCGCCGCATCTACTCCTATTGCTTCAGCGAGATCGGCGATTTTCATGTTCTTCGCTTGGCGAAGTTGTCTGACTCGGTTTCCTATGTTCATGCGTTTATTACATTTCTTTATTGCGTGATAAGCAAATCAACTTGCGCAAAATAATTGCGTGAAATAACATGCATAACGCGCAATATTTGGAGGGCATATGCAATCACCATTACGAAATGTGCGTAAGGCGCATGGTTTCACTTTGCAGCATGTTGCTGCGGGTGTTCAAGTCAATCCAGCGACGTTGAGTCGTATTGAGAGACTGGAGCAGATTCCATCTATCGAGCTTGCAGAACGATTAGCCAATTTTTTTAAGGGTGAAGTCAGCGAAATGCAGATTCTTTATCCGGCACGTTTTCAATCTAGCCAAAACCAGAATGGGTTTAAACCACAGGAACAGGAGGTGAACCGTGGGTAAGCATCACTGGAAAGTAGAAAAACAGCCTGAGTGGTACGTGAAAGCTGTCAGAAAAACTATCGCAGCGTTGCCGGGGGGGTACGCTGAAGCTGCTGACTGGCTGGATGTAACAGAGAACGCATTATTTAACCGCCTTCGTGCCGATGGCGATCAGATTTTCCCGCTGGGATGGGCAATGGTTTTACAGCGTGCTGGTGGCACTCACTTCATTGCTGATGCTGTGGCGCAGTCTGCAAATGGCGTCTTTGTGTCTCTTCCTGACGTCGAGGATGTGGACAACGCCGATATTAACCAGCGTCTGCTGGAAGTCATTGAACAGATCGGCAGTTATTCAAAACAGATTCGTTCAGCAATTGAAGACGGTGTAGTGGAACCGCATGAGAAGACAGCAATTAACGACGAGCTGTACCTCTCAATTTCGAAGCTGCAGGAGCATGCAGCACTGGTCTACAAAATTTTTTGCATTTCAGAAAGTAATGACGCCCGCGAGTGTGCAGCTCCGGGCGCCGTGGCGTGTCGTGACTGTGGAGAAACTAACGCATGAACAGTTTAACAACACACTACCGTCGCTCGCAACTGATTGCGCTTCCTGTACCGGGTGGAAAAGCGAAGGTGGAGTATTGCTATGCAGTGAATGTACCAGGTGACAGGGAAATTGTAACCCACAGCTTTGCAGAGTGGGCTGTGGGTGATTTCAACCGGCAGAAGGAGACAGTCCTTTGCGACAAGTTAACCGCTGGTTCAAAGATCACTACGGAGTGCCCGTCAGAGTCATTCGTTGGGAACCGGAAACACAACGGGTTATCTACCTCCGCGAAGGCTATGAGCATGAGTGCTTCAGTCCGCTCGAACAGTTTCGTCGTAAATTCAGGGAAATAGAGGTCGGTCATGAGCACTAAATTAACCGGCTATGTATGGGATGGTTGCGCAGCGTCAGGCATGAAATTATCCAGCGTGGCAATTATGGCCCGCCTGGCTGATTTCAGTAATGACGAAGGTGTGTGCTGGCCATCAATTGAAACCATTGCCCGTCAGATTGGCGCGGGGATGAGTACCGTCAGGACGGCTATCGCACGGCTGGAAGCAGAAGGCTGGTTAACGCGTAAGGCGCGTCGCCAGGGTAACCGCAATGCGTCGAATGTTTATCAGCTTAACGTTGCGAAGCTTCAGGCAGCGGCATTTTCTCAACTGTCAGATTCTGACCCGTCAAAATCTGACGCATCAAAATCTGACCCGTCAAAATTTGATGCGTCGAAATCTGGCAAAAAAGCGGGTTTTCACCCGTCAGAATCTGGCGGGGATCCGTCAGTAAAATCAAAACATGATCCGTCAGATAAAAAACCTTCTCGTCCGGACGCTTCGCAACCGGACACGCAGACGGATGAACAGGATTTTTTAACTCGCCATCCTGATGCGGTTGTATTCAGCCCTAAAAAGCGCCAGTGGGGAACGCAGGATGATTTGACCTGCGCACAGTGGCTCTGGAAAAAAATCATCGCCCTGTACGAGCAGGCCGCCGAATGTGACGGCGAGGTGGTTCGTCCCAAAGAACCGAACTGGACAGCCTGGGCAAACGAAATTCGCCTGATGTGTGTGCAGGATGGTCGTACTCACAAACAAATCTGCGAGATGTACAGCCGCGTCAGCCGCGATCCGTTCTGGTGCCGTAACGTGCTCAGCCCGTCGAAGCTGCGGGAAAAATGGGATGAGCTTTCCCTGCGCTTATCGCCGTCCGTCAGCACGTACACAGAAAAACGCGAAGACCCGTACTTCAAAGCCAGTTACGACAACGTGGACTACAGCCAGATCCCGGCAGGATTCAGGGGGTGATCATGAGTCTTTTGAATGAAGTTCAGAAATACATTGAAGCCCATCCGGGGTGTACTTCCGGAGACATTGCGGATGCTTTTGCAGGTTACTCACGGCAGCGCGTTCTGCAGTCAGCAAGCAAGTTACGTCAGAGTGGTCGTGTGGCTCACCGTTGTGAAGGGGATACACGCAGACATTTCCCGCGCCTGACTGAGAGAGCGCAGGAGGCGGAACCGCAACCAGTTCGTGAAACCAGACCTGTGCGCAATTTCTATGTCGGCACTAACGACCCGCGGGAGATTTTGTGCCTGACCCGCCAGGCGGAAGAACTGGAGTCCAGGGGCTTATACCGTCGTGCTGCAACGGTGTGGATGGCGGCATTCCGTGAAAGCCACTCCCAGCAAGAGCGAAACAATTTTCTTGCGCGTCGTGAGCGGTGCTTACGGAAAAGCAGCAAGCGCGCTGCATCGGGTGATGAGTGGTATCTGTCAGGGAATTACGTGGGGGCTTAATGACGACGTTAACTCAATGCCAGCAGCAGGTGCTGGATATGCTGATTTCTTATCAGAAAGAACGTGGCTTCCCGCCAACCAATCAGGAGGTGGCAACCATGCTGGGATACCGTTCAGTGAATGCAGCGGTGGAGCATCTTCGCGCACTGGAGAAAAAAGGCGTCATCACGATAAAGCGTGGCGTGGCCCGGGGCATCACGCTTCATACCGCGGTGAAGGACGACGACAGCGAGGCGGTCGGGATTATCCGCTCACTGCTTGCCGGTGAGGAAAACGCAAGGCTGCGTGCAACCCACTGGTTACATGAGAGGGGCCTGAAAGTATGAAGCTGATCCTGCCTTTTCCGCCCAGCGTGAACACGTACTGGCGACACCCCAACAAAGGGGCGTTTGCTGGTAAGAGCCTGATAAGCGCGGCGGGGCGAAAATTCCAGAGCGCGGCGTGCGCAGCAATAGTTGAGCAGTTACGTCGTCTGCCGAAACCAACGTCGGCACCTGCTTCAGTGGAGATCGTGTTGTTTCCTCCGGATAACAGGATCCGCGATCTGGACAACTATAACAAGGCGCTGTTTGACGCCCTGACCCACGCGGGGGTGTGGGAAGACGACAGTCAGGTGAAAAGAATGCTGGTGGAGTGGGGACCGGTTATCCCGGAAGGGAAGGTCGAGATCACTATCAGTAAGTACGAGAAAACGGCGGGTGCAGCTGCCTGATTAAGAGGGGAAACGAAGTATGAATAATCTGATGGTCATTGATGGTATTGAAGTTCGTCGTGATGCTTATGAGCGTTACAGCCTGAACGATCTGCATCGCGCAGCAGTAGCATCTGGTGCAAATGCCAGAACCAAGGAGCCAGGAAAGTTTCTTTCCAGCCAACAAACTGTTGATCTTGTTCATGAATTAATCAACACCCAGAATTTGGGTGTTGACCCAGTTAGTGTGATTCATGGGGGAAATGAACGGGGAACGTATGTCTGTAAGGAACTGGTGTATGCCTATGCAATGTGGATCAGCCCGTCATTCCATCTGAAGGTGATCCGTACTTTCGATATGGTAACCAGCGCGCCGGAAAAGTTATCCGGACAGGCTGCTGACAAGATGCAGGCTGGCGTGATTCTGCTGGACTTTATGCGCCGGGAGTTAAATCTGTCTAACTCATCTGTGCTTGGGGCCTGTCAGAAACTCCAGGAGGCTGTTGGCTTACCGAATCTGGCACCGCGTTATGCCATTGATGCTCCTGCTGACGCGCCTGATGGCTCAAGCCGCCCCACGCTGTCACTGAGTGCACTGCTGAAGCAGTATGGTATCCGCCTGACGGCTAATCAGGCATATCACCAGATGGCGAAGCTGGGGATCGTCGAACAGCGCGAACGATACAGCCGTACAGCGATTAACAACATCAAAAAATTCTGGTCGCTGACGGCGAAAGGCTGCATGTTCGGCAAGAACATCACCAGTCCTGCAAATCCGCGCGAGACGCAGCCGCATTTCTTCGAATCCCGATTCACTGAGCTGTTAAAGCTGCTCGATACCGTTCATTGAGGTGACCGTGAGAGCACTACTGACCCCTGAAATTGCCCCGCGTATGGGGATCGTATTGTTCAGGCCAGGTTCAGAGCTGATGCCCCTGTTTATGCAGGGGCGTGTCCTGCTGGAGCCTGAGCCGGAGCGTTATTCATCTTTCGCCAGTGGTGCCGTTCCGGCGGCATCACAACCGCTGGCGGATGATCCTGCCGTTCGGGCCGTGTTCCGCGATGAGGCAGTGATCCGTCGTGCTGGTGGCGTGGAATGTCTTGAAAGCTGGTTACTTCGTGAAAAAGGCTGCCAGTGGCCTCATTCCGACTGGCACAGCGAGAACATGACCACAATGCGACACGCTCCGGGTGCAATCCGTCTGTGCTGGCACTGCGATAACCAGCTGCGCGATCAGTTTACGGAACGGCTGGAATCAATGGCAACGGATAACTGTGCCCGCTGGGTGTTGTCTGTTGTGCGTCGGGATCTCGGTTTTGATGATAGTCACGTTGTGACAATGCCGGAACTATGCTGGTGGCTGGTTCGTAATGACCTGGCGGATGCCTTACCGGAAAGTGCAGCCCGTAAGGCACTGAGATTACCGAAGCCTGTTGTGCCGTCTGTCACCCGGGAAAGTGACCTTGTTCCTTCGGTTCCTGCCACCAGCATCATCCAGGATAAGGCGAAAAAGGTGCTGGCGCTGAAAGTGGAGCCGGAGTCGCCGGAGTCTTTTATGTTACGCCCCAAACGTCGCCGCTGGGTTAATGAAAAGTACACGCGCTGGGTTAAGACACAGCCGTGTGCATGTTGTGGAAAGCCTGCTGATGATCCCCACCACCTGATAGGTCACGGTCAGGGTGGAATGGGAACAAAAGCGCATGACCTTTTTGTGTTGCCTTTGTGCAGAAAGCATCACGACGAGCTGCATGCGGATACCGTGGCATTTGAAGAGAAGTATGGCTCCCAGCTGGAGCTGATATTTCGTTTTATCGATCGTGCGCTGGCAATTGGCGTGCTGGCCTGATTTTGTGGAGAAAGTTGATGCGTGATATGTATGAAGTTTTAGACCGGTGGGGAGCGTGGGCTGCAGCAGATAACAGTGGTGTGGACTGGCAGCCGATAGCAGCAGGCTTTAAGGGGCTTTTACCTCATGGTAAAAAAATACGCCTTCAGTGTGATGATGATGAAGGCATCATGATAGACGGCTGTGTTGCCCGCCTGTGTAAGTATAAACCAGACGAATATGAGCTGATCATTGCTCACTTCGTTATAGGTATTTCACTGCGTTCTATTGCGAAGAGACGCAGATGCTCAGATGGAACAATCCGGAAGCAATTGCAGACAGCGTTAGGTTTCATTAATGGGGTTATGTACATGCTCAAGTAATATTTGGCATTAATTTAAATAAAATACCGATGATGCCTATGAATGTAGGCATCCATGCTAGTGATAATAAACTGTCAAGCACCTTATGACAAAAATCCTCATTGTCATTTAATTTTTTAATAGCCTCTTCTAAGCTCTCTTTAAGATCGCTGGTGTCATCCTTTATTCTATATCTTAATTGTCCAAAAAGTATTTCTTTAGAGTGTGAAATACGAGCGAGTTGTTTTTTTTGTGACACAATCATTGCAGATGTTATTATTGCTGTGATAATCAATCCAATTAAAGCAATAATCCAATCAGTTTTTGTTGTTAATTTGAAAATAGCAATTGAACCAGCTAGTGAAATAGGTATTGCAAGAGCTTTGTTAGAAATTTCTGAAATTATTTTTGACAGTTTTTCTGAGTAATCGAGTTCAGCATCAACAACTTCTTTCCTTGCTTTATGAAAAGAAAATGCCGACATATAAGCAGCTAAGTTGCTCGTATAAAGTTCGCATATGAAATCCCACTTGTTAATTAACTCGACAAAGGAATTTCCATTTTTATTAACATACTCAATAACTGTGTTTCTGAAAGTGTTAATCTTTTCAATGTGATGGGCATCAGTAGTAGCTTCACTACTTACTAATGTTTTAACTAACTGAGTATTTACTGTTTTATCATTAAAAATTTCTTCTGTAATATTTGTTTCAATTACAGCAGAAGAAGATTTAGACTCTGAGTTTAAAATAAAGACTAAACGATAAAATGTACCTTTGCTATCTTTTTTTATATCATGGAAATGAGCAAGCATGGAAAGAGCATTGATTAGCTCACAAATGTCCTCAATTTTTTGGATATAAGAAGGTTTTGGTGTTTCTAATGAATAGAAATCATCCTCTATAATATAGAAATACTCTGGCATTATGCCTTTCTTGAGCGTGTTTATTTTTACAAACTCGTTTTTATTTTTATAAAAACGATTCGCACTTCCTTGTGAAATTTTAAACGAATATGTAAGAAAATTTCCCTTTTCAGGAAAGTCTTCATAATCATAAATTAAATGACCATCCACCTCTATTTCGTCAGCTGTACCAGCTTGAAAAGTAGGGTTCAAAATTCTTTTGAACAATGATTTTACGTCTGCATTATAAGCTATACGCGCAGAAAACTTAGCCCCGTCAAAATGAGGATAGCTTGATAATCTATACAGATTAACTATTATACTAAAATCATTCATTCTTTATCTTCTTCATTACTCGGGTTATCAGTTTCTTTCAACGCTCTTCTTATCTTAGTTAATGCTTCAACAGGCAAATTATTAAATGTTAGGCTTTGGTTTTCGTCATCATAATATATTTTAGCATCAGTTGTGACACCGAGTAAATCCTTGTCGAAGTGAAAGCTCAATGATGGGGTTTTATATATCACATTGCGGATTTTATCTAAGGAGTTTTTATTGATTACGAACTCTGATGGGATTCTGACTTCCTCACTATTGAGGTGTTTCATTAATTTATCAACAAGTTCTGTTTTTTCTTCCTCTTTTAAATCGGACATATGGCCTGAAGCAAGCGATTCGATATCAGAAAGCCTTGCAGAGTGCTCGTTGTCAAATTGCTTTTCTAAGTATTTGATAACATCATTTCTAAATGACTCTGCTTGATTTTTTAAAAGAGGTTCTTTCTTAAAGAAACGCCTTATTTCATCTGGTAACTTACGGGTTGCACCTGCTGAAGCAATCCCCTTGTCACATCCTAATGCTGCTATAAAATATGCTGCCGCTGACTGTCCCGTAGTTTTGCTTATAAAGCTTAGATAACTTAAGTCTGTTTTTTTTAAGTCATCTGCTTTTTGGTATTCTTCATAATATCTGAAATTTATTTTTGCTGCTTGGTTAATATTACCAAGTTCTAAGTGAATCATTTCCTCTGGCTCTAAATTTTCACTAATAGTTACGCCATTAGTTTTTTTGATCATTGTAACCAATAGATAACGGAAACCAGATAAAATATAATCAGTAAAAACAACATATCCTCCAGAAGCCCAAATCTGCTCTTGAGCAGATTTATACATTTGTTTCATAACTTCCTTCGATAATTCAATGAAATCACTTGAAACAGATTGTTGAACTAAAGAGTATTTATGAAATAGTTCTGGTATAGGGCCTTGCTTTGTTTTATTTTTAATAAAAACACCATAATGCGCTGAGTTCCCTTTTGAACCATACAAATCAATAACACCGTCTACTAATTTTTTTACTATATCATTTGTTTTATCTAGTTCTGTATCACGAAGATTGTATGGTTTGGAGTGATCGAAGTCTTTATTAGATTCTTTTAAGAGCTCATGAACGATTACGTGGCGTATGCTTACTTTGCTCATTTTTTTGGTCAATTCCATGCGGTTAAGCTAACAATTGTAAAGAGCATAATAAATTACTAACGCGTACGCAAAAACTATCATAATCTGTTAAGAGTGGTTACTTCGCCACACAGCTTAAACCCGCCGTCGAGCGGTTTTTTTGTACCTGTAAACCAAGAGCAGTACGGTAAACACGCTGGTGGTCGTGAATACTGACTTTTTATCTTGCTGGCTTTTTAGACAAGAGTTATTGGTATGTCATGTTAACCAGAAGGGAAAAAGACATGCTAAAACAGCAAGATATGACAGAAACGGCGAAAGTTGTTTTTAATGAATTAAGCATCGAACCGGCAACAGTCGGGGAGATTGCACAAAACACATACCTTTCACGCGAACGCTGTCAGTTAATACTGACCCAGCTGGTTATGGCGGGGCTGGTAGATTACCAGTTCGGCTGTTACAGACGCCTTCAGCAATGAAGGGCTTTTAATTTGTGAAAATGGGCGGCTGGTGGGTGTTGGTAGCACCTGCCAGCCATTCGCTCATGCCTACTGGTCACAAGCGAACCACGGCCCACTGCTTTAGCGCAAAAGCAGAGTGAGCCTACCAGAGTTACGCTTACTGATCCATGAAAAACACTGTAAAAATAAACAGTATTGATTTAATCAACGCTGATTGCCTGCATTTTATTCAGTCCCTGCCTGATGATTCCATTGACCTGATTGTTACCGATCCGCCTTACTTCAAGGTGAAACCCAACGGTTGGGACAATCAGTGGAAAGGGGACGAAGATTACCTTAAGTGGCTGGACCACTGTCTGGCCCAGTTCTGGCGGGTGTTGAAACCTGCCGGAAGCCTTTACCTGTTCTGTGGGCATCGCCTGGCATCTGATATTGAGATCATGATGCGTGAACGTTTCAACGTGCTTAACCATATCATCTGGGCGAAGCCGTCCGGACGTTGGAATGGGTGTAATAAAGAAAGTCTGCGCGCATATTTTCCTGCCACAGAGCGCGTTCTGTTTGCTGAACATTACCAGGGGCCATATCGCGGCAAAAGTGACGGCTATGCGGCAAAAGAAAGGGAACTCAAACAGCACATAATGGCACCGCTGATATCGTATTTCAGGGATGCTCGTGCCGAACTGGGTATAACGGCAAAACAAATTGCCGAAGCCACAGGTAAGAAAAATATGGTTTCCCACTGGTTTGGTGCCAGTCAGTGGCAGTTGCCGAATGAGGCTGACTATCGGAAGTTACAGGCACTGTTTTCCCGTATAGCGGCAGAGAAGTTTCAGGAACAACAACTGGAACAACCACACCACCAGCTGGTGGCGTCTTATGATTCACTGAATCGCAAATATTCTGAATTGCTGGATGAGTTTAAATCTCTCCGGCGCTATTTCTCCGTATCAGTCTCCGTGCCTTATACCGATGTCTGGATGCATAAACCCGTTCAGTTCTACCCGGGTAAACATCCGTGTGAGAAACCGGCGGATATGCTCAGGCAAATAATCAATGCCAGTAGTCGACCTGGTGATCTGGTTGCTGATTTTTTTATGGGATCCGGTTCCACAATAAAAGCAGCAATGGCGTTGGGGCGTCGGGCCTTAGGTGTTGAGCTTGAGTCAGAGCGGTTTAACCAGACAGTGAAAGAGATAAACGAGCTGGTGGGGAAATAATCTGGTGGCCACGTCAGGTGGCCTTTTTATTTCCATTACACAGCACCCGCATCTGCGAGGTGGGGTTATGAAATCCATGGATAAGTTAACAACGGGTGTCGCCTATGGCACCTCAGCAGGTAGTGCCGGGTACTGGTTTTTACAGTTGCTCGATAAAGTCACGCCCTCACAGTGGGCGGCAATAGGTGTGCTGGGTAGTCTGGTATTTGGCTTGCTGACGTATCTGACAAACCTTTATTTCAAGATTAAAGAAGACAAGCGTAAGGCGGCACGGGGAGAGTAATTCAATGACTCAAAACTATGAACTGATTGTGAAAGGGATCCGCAATTTTGAGAATAAAGTTACGGTAACTTTAGCGTTACGGGACAAAAAACGCTTTGACGGTGAAATTTTTGACCTGGACATCTCGCTGGACCGTGTTGAAGGTGCCGCGCTGGAGTTTTATGAGGCAGCAGCCAGAATGAGCATCAGACAGGTCTTCCTGGATGTTGCTGCCGGGTTATGTGAAGGGGATGAGCAGTCGCCGGAAAAGCGCCCCGTAATTTTAGAGGCGCAGAATGTATGGATAACCTACAAAGGAAAGCTACCGGGAAGAATTACTGGTTCTCTGAAGACTCCTCCGGAATCACAACCTTAAGTCACTGACCGGAACAGATAAACCTGTCCGTGGGCAGAAACCGATAAATCCTGATAAATATCCATGAACGCAAAAATCAGATACGGCCTGTCGGCTGCCGTTCTGGCACTGATTGCCGTCGGTGCGCCCGCGCCTGATATTCTCGACCAGTTTCTGGATGAAAAAGAAGGTAACCACACAACGGCATACCGCGATGGGTCCGGCATCTGGACCATCTGTCGGGGTGCCACGATGGTGGATGGAAAACCCGTTTTTCCCGGTATGAAACTGTCGAAGGAAAAATGCGACCAGGTCAACGCCATTGAGCGTGATAAGGCGCTGGCATGGGTGGAGCGCAATATTAAAGTACCACTGACCGAACCACAAAAAGCGGGTATAGCGTCATTCTGTCCCTATAACATTGGCCCCGGTAAGTGTTTCCCGTCGACGTTTTATAAGCGGCTGAATGCCGGTGATCGTAAAGGTGCATGCGAGGCGATTCGCTGGTGGATAAAAGATGGTGGGCGCGATTGCCGCATACGTTCAAATAACTGCTATGGACAGGTTATTCGTCGTGACCAGGAAAGCGCATTAGCCTGTTGGGGGATAGATCAGTGAGCAGAGTCGCCGCGATTATTTATGCTCTGGTTATCTGCATCATCGTCTGCCTGTCATGGGCTGTTAATCATTACCGTGATAATGCCATTACCTATAAAGAACAGCGCGATAAAGCCACGTACATCATCGCTGACATGCAGAAGCGTCAACGTGATGTAGCAGAACTCGACGCCAGATACACAAAGGAGCTTGCTGATGCTAACGCGACTATCGAAAGTCTACGTGCTGATGTTTCTGTTGGGCGTAAGCGCCTGCAAGTCGCCGCCACCTGTGCAAAGTCAACGACCGGAGCCAGCGGCATGGGCAATGGAGAAAGCCCAGGACTTACAGCAGATGCTGAACTCAATTATTACCGTCTCCGAAGTGGAATCGACAAGATAACCGCGCAGGTTAACTACTTGCAGGAGTACATCAGGACGCAGTGCTTAAAATAATTTTAATTTCACTGAAATTTAACAAGTGACTTTCAGGAAAATGCCTCGCAGATGCGGGGCATTTTTGTACAGGTATTTCACCGCGCACCGCAGCGCACTCAACCACGTCGAACCAAACCCTTTGGAATGAGCCTTTGAGTAGTCAGTTAGTGCTGGTGAGCCTTGACGGGCTGATCTCCTATGCAGCAAAGGTTCATCTCAAAGTAAGGCGAACGCTATGACAAACCAAGATTCTATAGACCTATCTGATCTTCGTGGAATGGTCAGTTTTCCAGACAAAAGGTAATCACCATAGTCGTATGGCTATGAATCTTGTTGCTGCAGATAAGCATTTTGTGATTGAAGTGGTCAAATCTCTCAAATGCAGTAAAATGCAGTGCGCTATAATTCAGTAACGGAGGGAGTAAGGAGAAGTCATGAAAGATCAAGATGTTAGGTTCGCGGTGCATCATAAGCTTTTGAAAGAATCGCATTTAGATCCTGACTGCCTTGTGGTCGATGAATTTTCCATATCCCTTGGCGCCAGTAGAGCAGACATTGCTGTAATAAATGGTGTTATACACGGGTACGAGCTCAAAAGTGAATATGACTCTTTGGAGCGTTTGCCTCTTCAAATCAAGCATTATTCTTCTGTAATGGACAAGGTTACTCTTGTCGTAGCTGAGAAACATCTTGAGGGAGCATTAAAGTTAATCCCAGGTTGGTGGGGCGTTAAAACGGTTTCTGTTGGGCCAAAAGGCGCCATTCTTATAAAGCACATGCGTGGAGAAAAGCTTAATCGAAACCATAACTCATTGATGCTCGCTCAATTGCTTTGGAAAGATGAATGTATCGACGTACTTGAACGATGGGGCTATTCCAAAGGAATCAAAAGCAAGCCCCGATTTGAGTTATGGAATATTATTGCGGAAAATATTCCAATAGCGAATCTCAGGCTTGAAGTCAGAACAGCCTTAAAGAAACGCGTAGGCTGGAAAGTTAAGGCTTGGCAGGCTGAGTCTGCGCCAACCAATAAAGCTGTCTCACGACTAACGTAATATGGTGCGTATGTGCAACTTTACGCCATTCTTTAGAGCCGCCAGATTTGTTAGCGCCTAATGATCTTTGGTAAATGTAATCATCCCCCCAACTAAATTTGGAGCCAAAGACTTGATACTCTGGCGAACTAACAAGGGTAGTACATAAGTTTTTAGTTTGGCCCCATCCATTTCCTTTAACTGCGGTACCTTTTACAAAGATCCATGAGGTATCGTTCGAATATCTCACTGAGACATACTGAGACATGAAGCGTGGGTCTACGCTCGTAATGGTAGAGCTAGCGGTGGGATAATCACTAAAACTTGGCGTTCTTCCATTGCTAAAATTCTGTACTACATACATCCAAAGATCGTATTCATGGCGCGGAATATGATGAACTTGATGTTGCGGTATCCCTGCCTGTGATGCAGGGTATGCGGTTGAAGATAAAATCAAGTTTCTCCACGGAGCTTGGCCTGATAATGTGTTGACCATGCTTAATGCTTGTTGTTTTAAACTATCAGTTGCGTTTTGAATATCTCCAAAATCAATGATTACATCAATTAAACTAGGATGAATATTTAAGTGGTTAACCAGACTTGTGAATTGGTGCCATGTCTGGGGGGTGATAGATATAGCGAGCCCATTGATTAAGTTGCGTTGAACAGCATGTATATAGTTTGTTGAATATGCGGGAGAGACAACAGGGATAATTTCCTTACCATTTACTCTAGCATCTTGGATACACATATCTAGAGGATGATGGCGGCTCGAACCATGTTTATCTAAATATTTAACATCCAGCAAAACAGGACGATTGGCTTTCCAGGATGCCGCAAGGTTAATACCGAAGTCAGATAAGTAAGAACTCAAACTCTTCTTGTAGCATTCGTTTTCATAATCCCAGTCTATGTCTGGAATGGTAATGATCGGAGTAAAACCAGAGAGCGTAGTTTGATCTAAAAGCATCAGAGATTCATATTCAGCAGGCTTCCATTTCAGCTGTGGGTAATATTGATGTTGACTCATTAAAACTCCTTAAAATCTTTACTTATCCTAAGTATAGTGTTATGGCGTAACGCCAATTGTTTTTATACACTTGAAAACATTGGGAAAAGTTGAGCTATATCTAAATTTACAAAATTGGATGTTATAGAAATCGAGGTTTCAACTAGGCATGGAACTGCAAAATTTTTAATGCCTGCACGCGAAAGTCGTTGGCGGGTCCTTTCCGGCGATCCGACAGGTTACGGGGCGGCGACCTCGCGGGTTTTCGCTATTTATGAAAATTTTCCGGTTTAAGGCGTTTCCGTTCTTCTTCGTCATAACTTAATGTTTTTATTTAAAATACCCTCTGAAAAGAAAGGAAACGACAGGTGCTGAAAGCGAGCTTTTTGGCCTCTGTCGTTTCCTTTCTCTGTTTTTGTCCGTGGAATGAACAATGGAAGTCAACAAAAAGCAGCTGGCTGACATTTTCGGTGCGAGTATCCGTACCATTCAGAACTGGCAGGAGCAGGGAATGCCCGTTCTGCGGGGTGGAGGCAAGGGTAATGAAGTGCTTTATGACTCTGCCGCCGCCATAAAATGGTATGCCGAAAGGGATGCTGAAATTGAGAACGAAAAGCTGCGCCGGGAAGTTGAAGAACTGCGGCAGGCCAGCGAGACAGATCTCCAGCCAGGGACTATTGAGTACGAACGCCATCGACTTACGCGTGCGCAGGCCGACGCACAGGAGCTGAAAAATGCCAGAGACTCCGCTGAAGTGGTGGAAACCGCATTCTGTACTTTCGTGCTGTCGCGGATCGCAGGTGAAATTGCCAGTATTCTCGACGGGATCCCCCTGTCGGTGCAGCGGCGTTTTCCGGAACTGGAAAACCGACATGTTGATTTCCTGAAACGGGATATCATCAAAGCCATGAACAAAGCAGCCGCGCTGGATGAACTGATACCGGGGTTGCTGAGTGAATATATCGAACAGTCAGGTTAACAGGCTGCGGCATTTTGTCCGCGCCGGGCTTCGCTCACTGTTCAGGCCGGAGCCACAGACCGCCGTTGAATGGGCGGATGCCAATTACTATCTCCCGAAAGAATCCGCATACCAGGAAGGGCGCTGGGAAACACTGCCCTTTCAGCGGGCCATCATGAATGCGATGGGCAGCGACTACATCCGCGAGGTGAATGTGGTGAAGTCTGCCCGTGTTGGTTATTCCAAAATGCTGTTGGGTGTTTATGCCTACTTCATAGAGCATAAGCAGCGCAACACCCTTATCTGGTTGCCGACGGATGGCGATGCCGAGAACTTTATGAAAACCCACGTCGAGCCGACCATCCGTGATATTCCATCGCTGCTGGCGCTGGCCCCGTGGTATGGCAAAAAGCACCGGGATAACACGCTCACCATGAAGCGTTTCACC